ATAATCCAAACATAAGGATGTTCAACTAACTAAAACGATATTGTTAAGAAGCGGTTGTTACCACCATTGACAACCGCACTATATCAAGCCTTTATTAACATGAACAACTAGACCTATATAGAAGAGCCCTAAACAATTAAAAGGAAAACTCTATGACAGACGTTAACAATAATGACGCTCCAGTTAAAAAGAAAAGAGGACGTCCACGTAAAACTGATGTTCAAGCTAAACAGCAAGGTGGTAGAGGCAAAGTAGGAAGACCTAAAGGCGATGCTGCTATCATTAACGAATATAAAGCTAGAATGTTAGCCTCTCCTAAATCAGCTAAAGTGTTAGAATCAATCTTTAATGCAGCCTTAGATGACGAACATAAAGCGCAAGCAGCTGCGTGGAAGCTTGTTATGGACAGAATAGCACCAGTAGCGGCTTTTGAAAAAGACGTTATCAAAAACGGTGGTAGTAATTCTATTAGTATTAACATAAGCGGTGTACCTAACGTTAAAGTTGGTAATGACGTTGTGGAAGGAGAATACGAGGACATCAATGATGAGTAAAGAATTAATAGAAAGAGTCAAACCTAAGCTTTTAGCAATGGAAGGCAGTATGCGTAAAGGTTATGTACCTAACGTAGCAGGGGCTGAACAGTCTGGTGTAACTATTGCTAAAGGACTTGACCTTGGACAATATAGCTATACAGACTTAACAGACAATTTAAAGCTACCTACCTCTTTAGCTAATAAACTACAACCTTACTTACGTCATCAAGGGGTAGATGCTAAAGCTGTTATAGCTAATAAGCCTTTGGTTATTACACCAGAAGAAGAAAACATTATTAACGAAGCAGTACCTCGCAATGAATTAAAGAAGTTAAAGCAAAACTTTGAAAAGACTGTAGGCAGACCATTTGAAGAAGAACCTCTAAACGTACAAGAAGCATTACTACTCGCCTCTTTTAATTTAGGTAGTGATGCCAATAAAGAAAGTTTATTTACGTTAAAAAATGGCAAACCTTCTAACTTTAGAAAACAGATAATAAACAGACAATATGAAGACGCAGGTAAGAACCTGACTACGTGGTCTAGTAACATGGCTGATGGTTTAAAGAAAAGAAGAATGACAGAAGGTCAATTACTTTCTGGTGACATAGACAGCGATGCTTTTGTAGACCAATTAAACGTTAATTTAAAAACCATTACACAAGCAAACGACCCTATACAAGAAGCTGTACAGTCTGTACAACAACCCACTATGCAAGATTTACGTATGATGGTTGAAAGGAATAACTTCTAATGGAACTTAATGTAGAGCTGCTTAAATGGCAGCAAGAAGTGTTTAACGACCCTGCACGTTTTAAAGTCGTCTGTGCAGGTCGTCGTTGTGGTAAATCACGATTAGCAGCGTGGACAATGATTATAAAGGCATTAAGTACACCAAAAGTAAAAGTGTTTTACGTTGCGCCTACGCAAGGACAATCTCGGGATATCCTATGGGGTTTATTGTCTGACTTAGCACACCCTGTCATAACAAACAAACACGTCAACAACATGGAAATTACTCTAGTTAATGGTAGTACAATACATCTCAAAGGCGCTGACAGGCCTGATACATTACGAGGAGTTAGTCTGGAATACTTAGTGCTAGATGAATTCGCCGAAATGAAGCCACAAGTGTTTGATGAAATCTTACGTCCTGCTCTTGCAGATAGACAAGGTGGCTGTATGTTTATAGCGACCCCAAAAGGAAGAAATCATCTATATGACTTATATGCATATGCAGATAGTGGCGAAGACCCTGATTATAAAGCTTGGCATTTTACTTCTTATGACAATGAAACATTACAAAAAAGCGAAATAGACAGCGCTAAAAAACAGATGTCAAGCTATGCGTTCCGTCAAGAGTTCATGGCAAGCTTTGAAGCACTAGGCAGTGAAATATTCAAAGAGAGTTGGGTGCAGTTCAGCGAAGAAGAACCTGACATTGGTGACTACTACATTGCTGTGGATTTAGCAGGTTTTAACGACCCATCGTCTAACAGTAAGAAGAACAAGCGTCTGGATAGTACAGCAATCAGTGTTGTGAAAGTCAGTGAACATGGGTGGTATATAAAAGACATCATCTATGGTCGTTGGACGT